ATATGAATCAAATGTTTCATTATTTGGTGAGAGCGATATTGATGAAAAAGCGGCGACAAAATACATTTTGAAAATGGGGGAAACTAAGGAACAAGCGGCACCCGCTCCTGCACCCGCACCTGCACCCGCACCTGCTCCTGTACCTGCTCCTGTACCCTCACCCGCTCCTGCACCGACAGACGATTTAGGTATGGAAGATGATATGAGTATGGAAGAACCTGAAGGTGAAGAAATGGAACAACCTGAAGAAGATGAAGTTATTACATTAAAAGTTATTCAAAAATTAACAGGTAAATTAGCTCAGAAATTAAGAGCTTTCCAAGACACTCAAGAAGATGAGGAACCAATGACATCTAAAGACATTAAATATGTTATTAATTCTATCTTATCAGCATTGAATTTAGAATCATTGGATGAAGAAGATAAAGAAGATATTTTAAATAAACTTGAGGGTATTGAATCTGAGGAAGAATTTGGTGGTGAAGAAATGGATATGGAAGAACCTGAGGGTGACGAAATGGGTATGGAAGAACCTGAAGGTGAAATGGCTGAGGGTGATTCTGGCATGTTTGATGATGAAGACGAAGCACTTTCTGCGGGTAAAAAATTAGCAGATAATATTTTTGGTGAAGGTCATGATGAAGAAGATGGTGAAGAATATCGTTCAAAAATTAAAGGTGTTAACCCAAAACATGGTAAACACATGGAAGATGTTATCGAAGGACTTTTTACCGAATCTAAAGTTGATGACATATTAAAAAAATACTTCAAGGTTGAGGAAAACGAACGTAATTTAATCGAAGCTAAAAAACAAAAACTTAATTTAATTAAAGAAAACAAATCAAAAACGATTAGTAAAATTAAGATTGTTTCTGAAAGTATTTCTCAAGAAGTTGCATCAACTAAATTGGTTTCCAAATACCCTAACGCTAAATTAGTGGGTAAAACAAATCACAAAAATTTAGTTTTTGAAATGAATAATAAACAACTTAGAGTTACGGTTAAAGGTCAGATACTATAATGAGTTATTTAATATATGTTAATGAATTAGGCCCTAATTATAAGGGAGATAACATATATGAATTCATATTTTCTGATACTTTAGAAAAAATATGGGGGGATAATTGGGAGTCAAAACCATCAAATGGTTACCCACTACCACCTGATTTAGAATTTATACGAAAAGTAGGAACTCTAAAAGATGACCAAGTTACATTATCAGTTATCCAAAATTCTGATTACTTCTCAATGATGGATTCTATGGATGGAGTAATTGCGATGGCTTGGGAGAACGAAAGTGATGATGTCGATTTTGACCATCAAAAAAGATTAGTGTTTAGATTCGGTGACGAAGAAACCACAGTCAAAGATAAATTATATGAACGTGATATCGTTTTAGAATTTGAAAAAAAGGTTGTCTATGAAAACTAACCAAAAACAATTAAAATTAATACAACACGGGTTGAAGGCTTCCACTGTCACTAAATTAAGTGAATCACAAGTGGATATTTTGTTTAACAGACTGAATGAGTCTAAAAAAGAAAATAAAGAACAAGTTACCAAAACTACTGAGCCCGCTAAAGAAATTGTTAATATAGGAACTCAAGGAGGTGAATTACCAAATAACCCAACAGGAAAGGGATATAAGGTTGAGAAAAAACCTGATGGTACTATGAAAGCAACACCTATGGAGACTGAAATGACCGAAGACACTGATTCTGAAATGAATTGGTTAATGAAAGGTGATACACAAGACCCAGTTCAAAAAGGACCTACAGGTGACGGTGACCCTGATTCATTACAAGAGTATAAAAATCTTGCGGAAAAATTTGAGTCTAAAAAACAACAAAAATATTTCTTCGCCAAATGCGGTGATGGTAAAACAAAAGAACAAAAAAAATGGTGTAAAATGGCTGAAGAATTTGCCGATAAAACAAACTTTAAAAAGTTACCTGAAAAGAAAAAAACTGAAGCTAAAGAAAGCGGTTTAAATAATTTAGTTAATAAAGTTTCTGCGGCATATGCTGGTGGAGTAAAAAATAAGTTGAATTCCATCTCCCCAAGCGTTACATTTGGTGAGAACGAAATAGAGAAAAAAATTATGAAGTTAGTGGAAAAACATATCACACCAAAAATGACTAAGCAGGAATTCCTTAATTTAGTTAAAGAACAAGGTACTAAAACGGCGCCATCAAGACCAGGGGTTAAACCTGATGTTGATACCCCAACAAGACCCTCAAAACCTGCAACACCGTACCAACCTAAGCCAGGAGTTAAACCAGCCCCTAAAGCGAAAACAAAGGTACCAAGTTGGTTATCATTTAAATCATTAGGAATTAAATTAAAGTAAGAAAATGAGTCTAAATCCAAATACAGAAAAAAATCTAAAAGTTAAAAAATTTTTAGAAAAAAAATTAGTTAGTGAAGGTTTAACTAATAGTGAACGTAGTCTTTTAAGTGAGTTAAAAAATAACTTAAAAGAAGCTCCTATTGATTATGAAGGCCCTGAAAGAATGGAACCTGGTATTGAAAGAAAAATTACATCCAAAGGGACTCCTTATAATAACTTTCCAGCAATCCCTAATATGGATATGGATAAGGATTATATTGAATTAATCTCCTCAAAAAGATTTAAAGATTCTGTAGATAAAGTTAGAAGAGCCATGGGTGATACCAGAGCAATCCAAGGAGCGAATCCATTAAATTCATTAATGATGACCGCAATGCAATCGCTACAAACAGTTGTGTCGATTCAAATGCAAAACAAAGAAGTTTTAGAACAACTTGCGGTTGATTTAGTTATTAAAGAAATGGGTATTCCTGAAGGAGCGATGCAGTTTGATGCTAAATTGGTTATGCAACCAATGGGAGCGTCTCAAGGAATGCAAGAAGAACCTGAAATGCCAAGTGAAGAAGAAATCGAAGAGTTTATGGGTGATGCCGAAACATTTGATTTGGAGAGAGCGAAAAGAAGATTTATTAACTCACTTATTCAAGGGGCCGCCTTCAAAGGGGGACATATGTTTAATTTAGTTTCAAGAGAACTTAATGACGTTGACCCTAGATTAATGAATTTATACACCGTGTCGCAATCTTTAATGGAACACGCATATTGGTTATTCCCTGATATGGAAGGAATGGCTGGCGGTGGCGGTGGTCAAATGGGACAATCAGAAGTTGATACCGAAACAGACCCACCAACAGTAAAAGCGAGGGCAATGACGTTCCCACTTTTAGTTCATGAATTGGTTAAAGGTGTTTATGAAATATTTGGTACTCACGGTTTACCTGATGACCCAAGACAACAAGAAATGATTATGAAGGCTGAGGATACTTTACCAGCTGAGATTTGGGATTCTCGTTTAGGACCAATTTTTTGGGAAAAATTCTTAGAGGCTTACCCGATGGAATTGTTTGATGAGGATATGAAACATATCCAACACTACTTATTTATGAGATTTTCTAAATTAAATGCTGAAGAATTTTTCAGAGTTGCTAAACTTATACTTTCAGGTAACCCACAAGGAACTCAATTTATTCAGAGAATGGTTAATGAAATCGTTACTGAACTGAAACAATATGATGCTGAAGAAGCGTTAAGTGGTGGTGATGATGAAGAAGATGACGATGATGGATTAGATGATTTCTTAAGTGGTTTAGGTATATCAAGACCAAAATAATGAAACATGTCAAATTTAACCAGAGAACAGGTACTAATAGAGTACGTAAAATGTCATAAGGACGTACAATATGCGTTAAAAACATATCTACAAACATACGATAACACAGTTTCTAAATACGTACCGTTAGAATTATTTCCTGACCAAGTATCATTACTTGAGGATTACGAAAATTACAACGAAAATATTGCCTTAAAATATCGACAAGCGGGTGTATCTACGGTTACCGCAGCTTGGGCTTCGATGAAACTTTCTTTTGCTAAGAAAAACAAACCCGAAAAAATCCTTATAATAGCCAATAAACTTGATACGTCATTAGAGATGGCTAACAAGATTAGAGCTTTTATCAGTCAATGGCCAAGTTGGGTCGGTATTGATTTTGCGGTAGAAAAAAACTCACAAAAACATTATAAACTAAATAACGGTAGTGAGGTTAAAGCCGTTGCAACATCTAAAGATGCCTTACGTGGATTTACACCAACAATACTTGTATTTGATGAGGCGGCATTTATCGAGGCCGACAGTGATTTTTGGGCAGCTTGTATGGCGTCCTTATCTACAGGTGGTAAAGTAATCGTAGTCTCAACACCAAATGGTTATGACCGAATTTATTATGAGATATACGACCAAGCGTTAAGGAATATGAATGACTTCAGGATTTCTGAAATGTATTGGTACCGTGACCCTCGTTACACAAAAGATTTATATTTGGTTAAAACCGACGATATGATTCACTATCTTTTAAATAAAGAAGAATACAGTGAAAAAGATATACTCAGTTGGTCCCATATACCCGCACACGAAAGAGATTATAAAGAACTGAGAGAATTAATGAATCAAGGTTATAAACCTTGCTCGTCTTGGTTTGAAGCGATGGTTAAGAAATTAAAATATGATAAACGTAAAGTATCTCAGGAGTTGGAATGTAACTTCTTAGGTTCAGGTGATAACGTATTTGATTCTAAAATGTTACAAACAATTAGAGAAAATTCTATTGTAGAACCCAAGAATAAAATGATGGGTAATGCTTTGTGGATTTGGAAAGAACCTGTCGTTGGACATAAATACATTATGGGGGTCGACGTTTCTCGTGGGGATAGTGAAGACTTTAGTTCGTTCCAAATCATTGATTTTGACGAAAGAGAACAAGTTGCGGAATATGTTGGTAAATTACCTCCTGATACTATGGCGGAAATTTGTTATAAATGGGCCAACATGTATTCATGTTTTATTGTGATTGATATCACAGGTGGAATGGGAGTTTCCACCTCAAGAAAATTACAGGAAATGGGTTATAAAGACTTATATGTTGATGGTGTTGACACCGCTAATAAGTGGAAATACGATTCTAAGTCCCATGAAAAAATACCAGGAATTAATTTTAATAATAAAAGAGTTCAAATTATTGCTTCATTTGAAGAAGGGATGAGACATGGGTTTAAAATCTACAGTTCAAGACTTTTCAATGAAATGAATACTTTCATTTACATTAATGGTCGTCCTGACCACCAAAAAGGACATCATGATGACTTAATTATGTCAGTCGCCATGGCAACTTATGTTGCTGAGTCGTCATTTAGTAATTTAACTAAAGTTGTCGAACATACTAAGGCAATGATTGAGTCTTGGGCGGTTAGCAATAATGACCAAGTTGCGAAAAATTTAGAATTTAATCCTGTTATACCACACATGTCAGAAAGAATAGGTCAATATAATAATCAGAACATGTCTAAAGAAGATTATCAAAAGTACGGTTGGTTATTTGGTATTAGATAATATTTATTAATAAAATATCACATGGGACTAACTTCTAGAAAAAAATCGGGGAACAAACTTAATGGTAGTAAATTAAACGTACCTGGTCAGGGTATTAGTAATGTTAGACCTGGTGGTGATAATAAAATAAACCAACAAAAGGGTGACCCTAATGGAAAGAAAGGTAAACAAAATTAACTATTTAATTATAGATAATTAGAATTAAATTTATTACATGGAAAACAATCAAAATAATCAATTTACAGTTTGGCAGAGGCTATCTCAAGCCTTCGGTCCTAACGCCCTGTTAAATCAAGATTATCCAACATATAAGTTAGACAAGACTGAGTTATTAAAAACGACATCAAAACAGGAATACGATAAAGAAAAATTACAAGCTCAACAAACGTATTACTTAGCCAATCAATGGACTAAAATTGAGAGTAACTTATACACTCAAGCGGTTTATTATGAACCAACAAGATTAGCATCATTCTATGATTATGAATCAATGGAATATACTCCTGAAATTTCGGCGGCTTTAGATATCTACGGTGAAGAATCAACAACTGTTGACCAAAATGGTTACATGTTACAAATATATTCAGAATCTAAACGTATTAAATCAATCTTAATTGACTTGTTTAATAATGTTTTAGATATCAATACTAATTTACCGATGTGGACAAGAAATACCGCAAAATACGGTGATAATTTTGTTTATTTAAAATTAGATGCTTAAACAGGTATTGTTGGATGTATGCAATTACCAAATATTGAGATTGAACGACTTGAAAGAGGTATGGCGGCAAAATCGGCAAACGTCGAGGAACCCGCAGAAAATAAAGGTTTAAGATTTAAGTGGAAGGCTAAAGACATGGAATTTAATTCATGGGAAATTGCCCACTTTAGATTATTAGGTGATGATAGAAAATTACCTTATGGTACTTCTATGTTAGAAAAAGCGAGACGTATTTGGAAACAATTATTATTATCGGAAGACGCAATGTTAATCTATCGTACCTCAAGAGCCCCTGAAAGACGTGTCTTTAAAGTCTTTGTAGGTAATATGGACGATAAAGATGTTGAGTCGTATGTACAACGTGTTGCGAACAAATTCAAACGTAGTCAGGTTGTTGATAGTCAATCAGGTAATGTTGATATGAGATTTAATCAAATGGCGGTTGACCAAGATTATTTTATTCCTGTACGTGACCCTGCTCAAGCATCTCCAATTGAGACTCTACCAGGTGCACAGAATTTAGCGGAGATTGCCGATATTGAATACATCCAAAAGAAATTATTAACCGCCCTTAGAGTTCCTAAAGCGTTTTTAGGGTTTGAGGAAGTTGTTGGTGATGGTAAGAATTTATCATTACAAGATATCCGTTTCGCAAGAACAATTAATAGAATTCAAAAATCTATGATTGCGGAAATGAATAAAATAGCTATCATCCATTTATTCTTATTAGGGTTTGAAGATGAATTGTCAAACTTTACATTAGGTTTAACTAACCCATCAACACAGGCCGATTTATTAAAAATTGATGTTTGGAAAGAAAAAGTTTTATTATATAAAGATGCAGTAACGGCAATCGAAGGTATTGCACCAGTTTCTGTAACTTGGGCTAAGAAACACGTATTAGGATTCTCTGATGAAGAAATTAAATTAGATTTACAACAACAACGTATTGAAAAAGCGGTTGGTGCTGAATTAACTAACACGGCGACTATTATCAGTCATACAGGTGTATTTGACAATATTGATAAACTATATGGTGTTAAATCAGGCGCAACTCAAACTGTGGGAGCAACCCCACCACCTCCAGGAGGTGAATCAAGTGGTGGAGGATTAGGAGCACCTGAAGATATGGGTGGAGGGGCTCCAATACCACCACCACCAGGACCTGAACCAGGAGGTGAAGCGGAGATAACACCTGAATCATATAAACGTGATAACTTAACAATTTTATTAGAAAGTGATAACTTAACAGATTCGGATTCATTTATTGATTTGTCTAAAGCAAGAAATTCTTTAGGTGAAATGGAAAAAGAGTTAAACAAACTTCTAAAAGACTGATATTTATAAATAAAAAAGAGATGACAAATTTTGGAATAATTAAATCGAAGATAGAAGATGTGTTATTAGAATCATATAAAAACAACACATTTAAACAAGAATTCAAAAACTTTAAAAAGTTAGTTTTAGAAAATAAAAAAATATGCAAACTTTTTTATTTATATGATGATTTATCTTCTAATAAAGGATTATCGGAATCTATCGTTAATGAATATGTGAATGAATGTATAACCATTTATGAAAATACCATTAATAAAATACAAGAGTCGGATATTACACCATTAAAGTCTTGGATTAAAAATTCTAAGGTTGACAATCAGTATAATAATATTGATAATTTATTCTCGAGAGATGTCCTAACAATCGAATCAAGAATAACTAGTAAAAAATACATTTCAGAATCTCTTAAGAAATTACCTATCAAGAAAGCAGATACTGTTCAAATATCGCTAACTTCTATGGTTAATGTTGCAAATAAAACAATCACAAATTTTATTGATTCATTAACTGAGTCAGATAAAAAAGAATTAACAAAACTTTTATCTGAAGATGACGTTACTTTAAACCAAAAATTTGATGATGTTAAAAAAAGTGTTGTAACTAAATTAACTGAAATGAAAAATAATAATGAAGATAACTCAACTCAAACAAGAATTGATGAAACTCTTGATAAAGTAATTTCAGAAAAATACGACAAGTTAACTTATTTCAAACTTAAAAGTTTGAATGAGAATCTTTAATCGTTATTTGATTTATATTTTTTCTGAACGTATTTCGCTTTTGAAATCATATTCCTATTTTTAACAGATTTTTTTTGGAATTCTTTTCGTTCATTTAATTCCTTACTTTGCCTTGTCTTTATGACTTTGCTTTTGTAAATTTTTAACGCTTTTTCAAGAGTTACATTTTTTTCTACCTTTATGATTAACATGTTTTTGTGAGTTTATATTTATTTTGACTATTGCAGTAAATATACCTATTTTTATTAAAACAATAAACTTAGAAATTATGAAATTTAATGAAAAAGGGTAAAACCTCACACATTCACGGATTCAACACTGCCAAGGTAGTATATGGAACAGTTGATTCGATGAATTTAAAGTCACTCTATCTTAACATCCAAACATGGGTAGAACCAACTACAGAGTGCGAAAATTGGACAAGGACAGTTCTCAATATGAGCAGAGCCATAAAACATTCGGTCTACGAATCCTTAGATAAAGAGTTATTTGATGATAAATTTATAGTAGATTTAGATTTAAGGTCCAGCGGATTAAATCAAGGTAAAAAATCTTTTATGAACTTAGAGATTAATTTCTTTTTAAATCATGAAGGACATGACTTTAAATCAAAAGAAATTAAAGATTCACTTAAAGATATTACTAATAGAATTTTTTACGAAAACTTTATCGGTAACGATTACTTCAACTTTTATCTAACTAAAAAAATCAAAACAAACGATGATACGCTACAATTAGAGAATGTTTAATATTTATAATAAAACATTTGAGATGAATTTAAGAATTTTACAACCAACTGAAATAGGTAAAGGTATATTAATAGAATACGATGCGGGTTACGTATCACCAACAGATACACATAATGCTAAGGTTATTAAAGAATCTAAAGGTAATATGTTAGACCACTCTAAACCATTTGAATTTTATGCGGTATTACAGAAATATAATACCCCAAACAGAAATGGTAGAATATACCCTGAACGTATTTTAAAAAGAGAATCAGAAAACTATAAAAAAATGATAGAAAAGGGCACCGCTCTTTCAGAGTTAAATCACCCTGAATCGTCATTAATTGATTTAGATAGAGTTTCTCATGCAATAACTGAAATATGGTGGGAAGGTCCTGTACTAATGGGTAAGATACAATTACTTACATCACCAGGATTCCACGAAAGAGGTATTGTATCAACTAAAGGAGATTTAGCCGCTAATTACCTAAGACAAGGAGTTACGTTAGGAATCTCTTCAAGAGGAGTTGGTTCCCTTAAAAAAGTTGGTGAACAGAATGAGGTCCAAGAAGATTTTGAATTAATCTGTTTTGACTTAGTATCCTCACCATCAACACCAGGAGCGTATTTATTCCAAAATCCTGAAGATAGATTTAACTTTGAGGAGAACTTGGAAGAGGAGAAAAAAATGAAAGTCGAAAGACAAGTTGGGGAAAGTGGAAATAAATCACTTGACTTAATGAAAAAATTGAACGATTATTTAGGATATTAAAAAAAAATTATAACATGGACGAAAAGTATTTTATTGCAAAAATCACAACCGATATGATTGATGAAAAATCGGGAAAACTTAAAAAATTAAGAGAAGAAAAATTAGTAAAAGGTTATAACCCTACTGATGTTGAGGCCAAAGTAACGAAAGTTTTTGAGAACTACACACAGGATTGGAGACTAACTGCAATTGTTGAAAGTAAAATAGATGAAGTGATAGAATAAAATCTTTACATTTCAATAATAATAAAAGGGGGACATTTGTCCCCTTTTTTGTTTTTTATCAAAATGGTAATATTTATAATAAATAAAAAACCAATTATCAAATTAGTTTAATTAAAACTTTTTTGATATTGGGAGATATTTATATAGTAAATTAAAAACATACAAATGGCGAAAGAAAAATCTTTAGTGGAAGAAGCAATCATCCAAATGAAAAATTTGGAAGAAGCGGTTGCGGAAAATGCAAAAGGAATACTTGCTTCAACTATGAAGGAAGAAATCAAAGAACTAGTAAAAGAATCTCTAACTGAACAAGAAGACGAGATTGAAACGGATGTTGAAATGGACGAGCCTGAAATGGAAGACGATATGTCTGACGACGAAGGAATGGAAATGGATACTGATAATTTAGATATGGATATGGATGATGAAGATTCTATGGAGGATGACTTTATGGATGACGATGAAACTATTGACCTTACCGACGTTGACGACGAAGATGAAATCTTACGTGTATTTAGTTTAATGGGACCTGAAGATAATATCGTGGTTACCAAAGATAATTCAGGTAATATCAATCTTAAAGATTCTGAAAAAGAATATATGATTGTTGGTGAAGGTGAAGAATTTATGGATGATTCTGAAGAAATGTTTGAAATGGATGATATGTCAGATTTTGGTATGGAAGACGATGAAGACGAAGACATCAATAGCATCATTGATAGAGTATTTAAAAAAGATAACGACGAATTAGAAGAAATGGATTTTGAAAAAGATGAATTAGAGTTCGGAGAAGAAGAAGGAATGGACAGTGAAGAAATTGTTTATGAAATTGAATTCAACGAAGAAGAAGGTGAAGAAGATATGGGTCTATCTGAAGAAGATGAAGTAGAAGAAGAAATGTACGAATCTTACGAAGAAGAAGACGAGGATATGGAAGAAGAACCTGTTATGGAATCTAAAAAGATGTCAATCAAACCTAAGGGTGTTGGCATGGGAAATCCAAATAAGAAAAAAGTATACTCAAACAAACCTAACCAAGAAGGTGGTTTCAAAACTGTGAAAAAAACAGTTAATAAAACTATGGGTACTGGTAAAGCGAAATTTGAATACAAAGACGGTGAAAATCTTGACGGTGATATGAAAACTGTTAAAAAGGTTGAAACCAAAGAAGCATCAAGAACTTTAGGAAACGGTTCTAACTTTAGAAAGGGTGGTTTATCAAAACCAAGAGCTCACTCTAAATTTAATACCGCAATCCAAAAAGAGAGTGTTGATAACAAAGAATTACAAGTTCTTAGAGAAAAAAATGAAGAGTACAGAAAAGCACTTAACGTTTTCAGAAATAAATTAAACGAAGTTGCAGTGTTTAATTCAAACTTAGCTTATGCTACACGTTTGTTTACAGAACATTCGACATCAAAACAAGAGAAGATTAATATCTTAAGACGTTTTGATAGTGTTGAAACTATTAAAGAATCTAAAAACTTGTATAAGACATTAAAAGATGACCTTTCGGCTACGACAAGTCAACCAATGAATGAATCAATGGAAAGAACCATTCAAAGTTCTCCATCAACAGGTTCTTCGGCTAACTTGATTGAGTCTAAAACATACGAAAATCCTCAGTTCTTAAGAATGAAAGATTTAATGTCAAAATTAAAATAAAATAAACTAAAAAATTAATAAAAACCAAAAAAATGGGAGCATTATTAGAATCAGGTCTTGTTGGTAACATCGGGTTAAAACACCTTAAAGTTATCAAAGAAGATACTATCAACAAATGGGATAAATTAGGATTCCTAGAAGGCCTTAAAGGTCACCTAAAAGAAAACGTAGCTCAGTTATATGAGAACCAAGCGTCTTTCTTAATTAACGAAGCAACGTCTGACGGGTCTTCAGGTTCATTTGAAACTGTTGTATTCCCTATCGTAAGACGTGTATTCTCTAAATTATTAGCGAATGACATCGTATCAGTACAAGCGATGAATTTACCAATCGGTAAATTATTCTTCTTTGTACCTAAAATTCAAGGGTATTCAGGTGGTACTAACACTCCATGGAGTGATGTATCTTCAGGAGACCACTACGCACCACTAGGAGCACCAAACGGACCAACATCTCAAAATGCAGGTTACACAGGAACTGGAGCGGTTGCTAAAAACCTTTATGACTTATTCTACGAAGGAACTGAACCAGGTTTAGACCCAGCAGGTTTATTCGATTATTCAAAAGGTCGTTGGTCAGCAATCACTGCAAGTACGTTGATTCAAGCATGGTCAAATGGGTCATTAGTTGATGCAACTATTAATGATGGTGCACCAGCAAATGGTATTGAAATTGCTTCAGGTAACACAAGAAAAGTTATTGTTAAAATGTGTGGTTTCGCTGATACAGGAGCTGGTAAATTAATCGGACCTGACGGTAATGAAATGGATACAGAATCTTTCTTATCTGATTTAGTTATCTTTACAGGTGCTGGTTTAACAGTTGCTGAAGGTTCTCCATGTACAGTTTCAACAGGAGCATTATTGTTCAGAGTTGTTACTCAACAATATGGTAAAGGAATCGTTTCTTACGGTAATACAGTTCAAACTAATTGGCCAGCGGCATCAGGTAATAACCCTGCAGGTAACGGTGGTTCGTTTAAAACCGTATGTGACGCTAACGGATGTATCTACTTAGAAGTTGATTTATCTTGTCCAGTATGTGCTGATTGTGATTCTACATCTTTAGATGGTTACACAGGTACTACTATTACTGAAGCGTCTTCAGGAACATCATTCTACGCAGCGTTCAGACGTTACGAACAATTAGAATTTGAAGATAAAATCGGTGAGGTTTCTTTCGACTTAGATTCAGTTACTGTATCTGTTACAGAAAGAAAATTAAGAGCACAATGGTCTCCTGAGTTAGCTCAAGACGTTGCTGCATTCCACAACATCGATGCTGAAGCTGAATTAACGGCTTTATTATCTGAACAAGTTGCTGCTGAAATCGACCGTGAAATCTTAAGAGATTTACGTAAAGGTGCGGCATGGAACTTACGTTGGGATTACAACGGATGGAGAAGAATTTCTCAAACTACATCTTATACTCAAAAAGATTGGAATCAAACATTAATTACTGCAATTAACCAATTGTCAGCACAAATCCACAAATCTACATTAAGAGGTGGAGCTAACTGGATTGTAGTTTCTTCTGAGATTTCGGCTATTTTTGATGATTTAGAGTACTTCCACGTATCTAACGCGTCTCCAGAGCAAGACCAATACAACATGGGTATTGAAAGAGTTGGAACATTAGCAGGTCGTTACCAAGTTTACCGTGACCCTTACTTCCCAGCTAACACAGTGTTAGTAGGACATAAAGGAACGTCATTGTTAGACACAGGTTACATCTACGCACCGTATGTACCATTACAATTAACACCTACAATGTATAACCCATTCAACTTCACACCTATTAAAGGTATTATGACACGTTACGCTAAGAAAATGGTTAACAACCGTTTCTACGGACGTATCACAGTTGATGGAGTTAGAACATTCGACTTAAGAGAATTGAGATAATCAACATCTTAAATAATATGAAAAGGGACGAGTAATCGTCCCTTTTTTTGTTTTACAAGTATTTATATTATATGAGCGAATTACGTAGATTAATCAAAGAACATTTATTATTAGAAAAGAAAATTGGGCATATTATGGCCAAAATAGAAATTGCCTTTGGTTTTGAGATTGATAGAACTACCCACGCATATGAAAGAAAAAACAGAACTGATATTCCTGATTATAATGATAGAGAAATATCTAACGGTGAATTAAAATATATAATTGAGAGTTGTAGACGAGAAATTGCGGAAGGAATTACCACAGGAGAGATTAAAGATGATGTAGCATTTGTTATTAAATCAAAAGAAAAAGAAATCGCTATGGTCATAGTACCAAAACATGGTGGTGGCTCCTATTGGAAATTACTTATAATTACCGTTTTTAGAGAATCGTATGATTTATCTTTTAGAGTTGGTAAAGACCAATTTGTTATTTGGATTTAAAAAAGAACGGGACTTAGTATCTAAATCGTTTCTATCCCGTTCAAATTAGGAGGTTTTCGTCCTAACCATTATGATTGATTTAGTTGTATCTGAATCGTTTCCCTCAACCACATTACAAAGATAAGTAAATATACTGAATCCACAACTTTTTTTTCGAAAAAACAGATATTTATATATTAAACAGAAATAGGTATGAAAAAATTATATTTTTTAAATGAAGAAGAATCTAAAAGAATTCTAAATCTTCATAAAGAAGCAACTAAAAAACAATATCTTAAAGAAGACGACACTATGATGTCATCTGAAAATGAGTTAGCCGAAGATGGTGTAATGGCGTCAATGGCAACAGGTGCTGCAATTGGTGGAGCCGTTGGTTTAGTTCCAGGAGCAATTATCGGTGGAGCGATTGGATTAATTAACGGATTAATTAATGGTGGGAATTATTCTTACAAAGGTGCCGAAAAAATTTTACAAGCTTGTGGAAATTTAAAAGAAGTTGGTAAATCAACACTGAGTAGAGCCACATTAAATGGTATTGCCGATGGTATTAACGCAGCGGTTGATGGTATGGGTACTGATGAGGATGCAATTAAAAGTAATCTACAAAAAATCACAACAATTCCTGATTTATGTGCGATGTCAAACATATATAATACAAGACATGGTGAAAGTTTATTCGCAGCAATTGATGGGGACATCGATTCTGAGGGTGAATGGAAACAATATGTTTTTTTACCATTATTAGACGCATATGAAAACAGTGTTGACCTTGGTAAAAAATTGGCGGCACAAAAGGAATCAAGTGTCGTAAAGGGATTTGAAAAATTTCCTTGTATTCCAAGTAACCCAAAAGCGAAATCATCAAAATTGAGTGACGGTAGTATTGCTTACATAATTGATGGGGTGGTTTATTACGGGAATGGTAGAAAAAAATTGGTCGACGGAACTATGGCCAGTTATTCTTGTGGTAAAGAATCGTCTAATACTAAGACAAATACTAAGACAAAAGTTAAACAACCAACAATACCTTCAGATACAGATTTAGATATGGTATTGACTAAACTTTAAATTATTAATTATTAAAATGAAGAAAATTATAAAAATAACTGAATCTGAAAAAGAGTCTATTTTAAATTTACATAACACGTATAAAAATAGATTAATGGAACAAACACCAGCTCCTGTAACTGCAGCTCCTGCAACCGCAACTCCTGCAACCGCAGCTCCTGCAACCGCAGCTCCTGCATCCCAAGATAGAAAAGTAGATTGTACAACAACTAAAAATCCTACAAGATGTAAACAAAAAGTTTTAGATGTACAAGTTAAAATTAACGATAAATGTACTAAGATATCTAAAAAATTAGTTGAGGATGGTATATACGGTACTAATACTATGAACGCAATTAATGCTTGTACGGGTATTGATTTGAGTAAAAGTTCGGGAACTCAAACACCCGCAGGAGTACAAACACCTGCAGGAGTACAAACACCCGCAGGAGTACAAACACCCGCTGGAACTACAGTTGCGTCAGCAACAGATGAACCTGTTGATAGCTTAACGGTTTAATCTTCTAAGGGACTGATTAATCTACTAGCGGTAGAATAATTCGTAGCGATTGCAATGTCATGGACATTACAAATTCTTAATAACATACTAACATCTACTTGATGTGGATGAACTTCTAAGGGGTCGATAAAGAATATAACTATATCGACTTCTTTGTTTACAATCATTGACGCAATCTGAGCGTCACCACCCATAGGACCACTTAACATCGTCTCAACCTTAGTTAATCCAGCATGTTTTAAATGTTTTCCTGTTGTACCTGTGGCAACTACTTCAACATTATCTGAAGTGAAGAAAGGTAGTCGTTTCATTACGAATGATACCATATCGGCCTTCTTACCGTCGTGAGCGATTAACGCTAATTTAATCTTCTGTTTCATTTTTAATTTCCTGTTTTGACATAACTCTAATTGCTCTTGATACAACCTCTGCCTCACCTAAAGAATAAACCCCCTCGTGGTATGCCTTCTTAACCGCTTGTATTAATAGGTATGAAGCATTGTCTTTATCCATAGATTGTAGTAGCACGTCTAAATGGTCCTCAGTTAGTAGAGGTATTGTGTCGAATAGTTTTCCAAATAATTGTTGTTCTTCCATTGTGAAAATATCTTTTTTTGATATATTTATAAGTATACTAAAATATCTATGCTAAATCAATTAATAAAGAAAGTATTACTCGAGGCAACTTCTGACAGTAATGGGGGTAGAGGGTCCTATGTTTCTCCTTTACAACCTGGTGTTAGAGAATTTAGTAAAGAGTCGTTACAACCATTTATAACACCCGTATCAAAGTATGTCAATACTGAGTTGGGATACGACAGTTATGACGGTAAAATGAGTACCCCTAAAAAGAAAATTAAAAAGATGGAAAATAAAGCAAAAAACATCTCCAATTATATTAAGAATCACCCTACTTTAACATCTGGTGATGATGAAGGTAATAATATAAACCAAACACCTGGAGGTAAAAAAAGTATTGTACCAATCACAACTCTAAAAGAGTGGATTGAAATAAAAAAAGACACTGTAGTTGTTGGTGAAAAGAAAGTAATTAAACTTAACGAAGGTGATATTATTCGAATGGTAAAAAGAATTTTATCTGAACAAGATGATGAAAAAACTTATTATAAGTTAGGTGCAACAGGTTTAGGATTTAAAATTATTGATGGAAAATTATACACGGTATTATTTAATAAATCAACAGGTGAAGTAAAACCAGACTACGCATTAAACGGGGAGTTATACGACTTCAAAGTAGATGTTAAAACAGGTGAAGTACTTGACGAGGACTATAGAACAAATATCGAATTCACAGAGTTTTATTGGAATGATATAGTTCGTTCTGATATACAACCTGGACAATATAATAATGTAAGATACAAATTTATTGCCGTGGCACCTGAAGGTGTTCCTAATAAGGCCTCAATCGGTAAACCAGTTGTTTACACGGGTAATATTGTTGCAGAGGACATAAGTGTCTTAAAATCAATCGGAATGACCGAATCTAAAGATACTACCATTTCACCTATGATGTATTATAAGAAGGGTGGAAAAGGGTATTATGTGATGTTATATCCTGGCGCAAGACCTGGTACTGAAGTTACAATTGGTGGGTCATCAAAAAAAACAACACCAACACCGACTAATATTAGTTTGGATATTACAGAACCGTTCGTATTTGACAAAACAGAATTAAAACCTGAAGCTCAAGATAAGATTGATAAATTTATTTCTAATTTAAATGGTTACTTGAAAACATATCCTAAGTATGGTAAATTCTTATTACAAAACGTCCCATTAATTATCGGATATTCATCAAGAGATAAAGACCCTAACGATAGAATAATTGGTAAATTACCTGCATGTCAATCATCTAAAACTATTGGTGAGTATAATCAATGTTTATCACAACAAAGAGCAAATACAATCGCTAATATGATTAAAGAGAAAACGGGTATTGTTATGACCCCTATTGGTAAAGGTGAAACGACTGAGTTCGGGCCAGGATGGACAAAAGAAAAATCAACTACTACTGACCAAACACAACCTAATAGAAGGTTTGTAATTAAAATTAAAGATTATACAGAATAAAAAAAAAAGAGGTCATTAGACCTCTTTTTTATTTAGAACACTTTGATGTTGATAATTTTCTTATCAGTGTAGTCATCAAAGCAGTAGATTAAAACATACTTACCTAACTTAGGATGAGTATTAGTATGTGGAATACTATCTAATGTGACAACCCCTGTTTTCTTATCTTGGATATATACGTATGAATCGTATGTGAATTCATTATGTAACGTTTGATTAAGTTTGAAGTCCTTGAAAAATCTAACTGAATCAAGATTAGTGATATCAATCTTGTATGTGTTAAGTAACAACTTAACGGATACGGAATCTTTAACCCATAAATCACTTAACTCATAGAAGTTCCCCGCCTTCTTAATAGAGGATTCAACCTGAGCGAAACCAACACATGTGGTTAAGACTAAAACGATGAGTGTGATTAATTTTTTCATATTACAAAGTTAAGCAATTTTTTCTAATATTGATGATAAAGAATGAACTATTTGTGATTTTATTTCATCTTCGTACCCTTGTCTCATAATCTCTGTTTTGTTATCATACAAAACATTTAATTTTTCCCAATCTCTCTGAGACAAAACTATATCATAATGGTATACGTGATTGGTAATACTAATTTTTCTATCGTCCATAAGGATAAATAAACCTAACGTAACATTCTTGATATATTTCTTACCTGATAGTGGAGCAATTAAAAATTTAGAATCAGGATGATTAATAAGTCTACGACAAATTGCGGTACAAATCTTTTCATTTTCCGATAGTCGACTTTTTTCTGTGAAAAATCGATACTTGTGCCAAAGAGTAAATTTAGTGTACCATCTCTTTAGAACCCTCTTTAAATATATTTTCATTTTTTTGTTGTATGTTGATTACATTATCTTAAGTACAAAGATAGTAAAAATATTGACAAAAAAAAATAACCTTAAAATAATTAAGGTTATTTCTTGTATTTTTTATTATTAGTCTTACTAATTACCCGTTTAATCCGTTACCACCAATAAGAACCGCGTTCATTTGAACAACTTCTCTACCAGCACTATTTGTATAGGTTGGATGTGGAGGAATTATTGTAATTACCGAATTGTCGCATATTTCCTGGCATATGGTGGTTTCAGTGTTAGACGATAATGGTGGTAGATTTTTACAATCTTCACAATCTAAAAATGGCCCTGAACTGTAATGATAATTTGTTTCACCCGTTAGTGATAACTCATCAAAAGTAGCACAAAATGGTGTTTCAGAACCAAATTGTATTTCATAAGTAATACCTGTTGTAGGAGTACCATATTCACGACAAAAATTAGTTGCTTCAATATTAAACACTTCTAAGTCATTACATCCTATAAATTTAAAATTTAAAGACTCTGTAAGACCACTTAAACACGTACAACAATCGTCGTGTAATTGAACAAAGGATATATTTAGAGTTTCCGCGCTTTCTGTTACTGCCCCAACAGTACCACAAAATCGAGCCTCGCTAATATCGAACTCTACTGTGGCCCCCAAAGTTAACGTTGCTGCAGAAAGAATGTATACATCATTAGTTAAACATTCATTTATAATATAATTTGCCATATCTTTTGTGTTATTTTTTTTTTAATTTTTATAGGTTATAATGTAAAATTTAATAATTTTATATTATTTAACATTTTGTTTTTATTATAAATATCTTATTAATCTAAATACTTCATATTAACGATTTGAAATTTAACTTGTCGTTTGTATGTATTTATCTCTCCACTACTATCCACCTTAATATCTATATAATACTCGTTAGGTATTTTATCCCTAGTGTCAAACATAAAATAATATTCGTTTGGCGTCCTGTTGATTTTGGTCCAACCTTGAACCTCAACCTCAGTCTGGCCTTCTCTAACATATACTCTGTAGTGAGCGTCAACATTTTGTAAAAGTTTTTGAGTTGTGTAAGCTTGTTTAATGACAACACCAACTTTTCTAATATCAGTATTGTATATTTTTTCATCTTGTTTAATACCATAAAAGTCAAACCCATATAATTTAGGGTCGACTGAATTAGTACCAATCTGAATTGAATTTTTTAATGGTTGTATTGTAAACTCATTAAACGATTGGGGTAATGGGAAACCATTGTAATTTAAGTTGTACCATTTATCAGTAAACATACATGGTGTTTTATAACCAATTATTGGTGGTATAACAATTTCATAAACACCTTTAGTTCTTTGACAAGCGGTTAACCCTGTTAATCCAGGAATGTCATTTCCCGATGAATCCATAATAGTAACACTTGGATTATTGTCTAAATTGATTGGGTTACCGTTATCAAACAAGTACAAATAAAGTTTGTTTGTTCTACCTAAAGAAAATAAGTTTCTATCATCTTCAATAAGGTCATTATAGTTTGTTTCTAAAAATGGTTCGTAAAATGTTTGAGTATGTCTTGTAAAAAATTGAGTTTCATAGGTATCAGTAAGACCTGATAAGTTTTCGACCTGAGGTTTGTAAGCAATTCCCCATCCTGTGACATTAGTTAATGAACCATCAATAATTGAATTAATTTCACTAGTCATGTCAAAACTAACGTTCTCATTACCAAATTCAAAATGTTGTGTGTCAACGATAGTTAATGAGCTAAAAGGAACAACCCCACTGTTTAAGTTATTGTAGACACCAGGCTCAGTCCAAACACCAATTGTCGTTGTTTGAAACCAATTCGAGGGTCTATCAGAAAAAGATTTGTCCGTATCACTATATTCATAAACTAAATCAGCAAAATCATAACCAACACCTTCATCCCAAATCTGTGGGTTTAGTGGGTTGTTATTAATGTATGGGATTCTGAATAAAATTAAATCAAATGACGTGGCTCTTTTTCTACCTTGAGATGTTGAGGTGTTTAATAACTCAATATCAAAGGTTGAGGTATTCACCATTCTTAAAGTGTGAACAATTGTGTCGTTACAAGTTGTAGAAATTGTACCGTCATTTATCTTCTGAAATAGTAATGAAAGGTCTAAATCGAATATGAATCTACTATACCCACTAGGATATTGAGACACTGCGGTAGAACCATAAAACAATTCCGTAACTGGGTTTCTACCAGTATTGGTGAAACTGTTGGATATGATAGTATTGTTCTTACTAAAGTAGGAGTTATTAATTGACATTTAAGTGTTTTACTTATAAATATCAATTAATTCGGATATTTTGATTTAGGATGGTATTTTCTGCGTCAGCAAGAATTGCATTAATTTCTGCGGAGGTTTGTCCGTTACCTGCGGCAACAGGAATAGGTGGTGCCGTAGCCACAGGATGTACGTGACCAGTAACAAATGAAAATATTTTTCTAAGTAGTTTCATTAACTCATCACCTCTTGTTGTTGGGTATGTCTTATTAAAAATACTACTTTCGTCACCAATAAATTTATCTTGTGGTATACCATATAAAGTTTGACTTAAACTAATCTTACCTTTAGGTCCTGTAGAGTCTTGAGATAGTAAATAAATTTTTTGAGCTCCTAAGACACCATAAGTGACATCTGAAGGTACAAACTCGGATGGAGTAACTGTTTCAGTTTTAATATCCCCTTGAGGTCCAATAAGTGCAGTTCCATTTTTGTTTTCCCAAACTAAAAACCACCCACTATTAACTAACCCCATATTTAATTTAATTTTACTATAAAAATTAACATAATTAGTTAGTTCCGCAACATCATTTACAACTTGTGATGGTGAGAATTTAACACCTTTTTCATAAGTTAATTTTGATGGGGTAACAACAAATGGAAATATTTGGTCTTGAGGTATATTACGTAATTGGTTGTTAACAACATAATTAGGTAAATCAATAAATTTTTTAAAAACTCCATCACTAAATTTATTAATTAAAGTTAATGATTCGTTAAAACTTTTGGCGGTAAATTTTACTTCCTCAATAGGGCCACTATAATCGGTACCAACACTTAAGTTAAGGATAGTGTCGGACTTAAAATTTTTACTGTTAACTTTCTGACTTGGTATTACATTGTATAATCCAACAGACCCATTAAAAACATTTTGAGTGTTTTCTAAATTTTCAATATCCCAGATTATTATTTTTTTAACTACCTTTACATTTTCAACTAATCTAGCTTGACTTTCTTGGGGTAATAAAACTTTTTGTTGGGTAAAATTTGAAAGTTGTAAGAATGACCTCATCGCATTTCCAACAGGTAATTGTGTTGTACTTAATACTTTTGTTTTACCCGCTCTAATTAAAACCTCATTTTCTTTAACAACTACATCGGCGGAACCACGTCCTAACAATGCGTTATCACCAGGTTCGGGAAATACACCATAACTATCTTTGTTACGATATTGCCCATCACTATTTTTAATCGAAATACCTTGTTTAATTCTATCTCCCGCAGCTAAAAATTTCTTAGCGCCTTGATAATACTCAAAAGGTGTTGTCATTGGTGACGAAAACGGTCCTTGAATATAAAATTGACTTTGGAAATTAAATTTTTTATTTTGATATATAATATGTACGTACTCGTCTTTTTTCGGTACTTGGCTAAAATAAAAAGGTAGTAATGGTAAAAAAATTAACGGGTCTTTAGAAGTCCATTTATCTATTTCCTCATTCCAATCAGGAACTGAAGCTAAAATATCACTATATGTTTGTGTTTCAGGTATTACTCTAAGTCTACCTAACATCATCGGGTCTTGGTTATCGTAAACGATACCAGGAAATATAATTTGATACTTATTAGATTGGTCTATTTTCATTATTTAATAGTTCTGTTTTGATATTCTTTAAGAATAGTATTGTAAGTTAATTCTAATTTATCTAAATGTTCGGTCATTTTAATGACCGCATCTTTGGTAAATTTAAAATCTTCCTGAATAAAATCCATAACAAAAGTCAAATCTTTATTTGAGTGTGATTTGTAGTCTTTTATTATTTTTACGGCTTTTTCCGATTGTTCTTTTTTTGTCATAATTACATTTTTTTACCGAAAGCACTCGAAGGAACTGTCAGACCTGCTGGTGTCATTGTTAATGGTGGTATTGCAATTTGTACCTTACCATTTTCAGCCTCTTCCGATGACATAGATTTCATTTGCCCTAACATTTTTAGAACATCTAAATTAGGACTTCCATCTGGCATTGTACCTGTTGGGATACCAAGTTTTTGCATTTCCTCAATAGCTCCAATAAACGCACGAGATTCAGAATATCCATCCATAAATTGAGATGCAAATAATAGAGGTAATGGTATTTCACCACCCCATCCAGAAGTCGCAATCTTTAACAATGATAGAATTTCATCAATAACACTCTTACATTTACGCCAATCCGATATAAACTGAGCCACAACAATTATAAGTTGGATTAACTTTAAAATCATAATAATTCTTTTATCCATTTTTTCTCTAGCAACATCTTGAATTACTGATTGGATTAAATTTAAAATATCTTTTTTAATTATTTCAAAAAGTTCCTTAACAAATAAAGCTCCTATTTTTGACATTAAGTTTATAAAAAACTTTTTAAATGTTTTCATGAAAGCGACGAATGAGTTAACACCATCAACAAATGTTTGACCTAATGATTTTAACATTACAAATATTGGTAATAATACTTTTGGAGATAGTAACGACGCGGCAATTCCTTGAACGATTAATTTAAGGAAGTTTAAATCTACCGTGGCTTTAATATTCCCCTCAATAGCAAAACCTTGCCATTCAGGATTGTTAATTAATGTTTGAGTTAATGCGTCAGCAGCATCGACTAAATCCTTATCCTCAATAAAATTTAATGTACCTAAATCATTTAGAATGTCATCATAATTAACGGGTAATTTAACATTACCACAATCCTCAAATTCAATCACACCATTTTTAATGTTAGTTACTCTTTGGTCAATATTACGTAAATCAATATCTGTGAATTCAAAAAACGACTCATCAATATCATCGAGTTCGGCTAATTTTGCAATACCACTAACATCGATTTCTTTTTTATTATCAAAACATAAACCTAAAACCCTTTGGATGATTAACATAAGTTTATTAGTGTCTTCGGCTTGAGCTACTCCAACATTTGCACTAATAGATATGGCTCCACTTAATGACTCCATAATATTTGCCATAATATTTGTGAACTCAACAACTTTAGTTGTTCTATAATAATCGGCTAAAAAAGTACCAACTTTATTAATATTGTTTGCTCTATTAGGTAGAGTTACCTTAAACCACGGACCAGTTTCTCCTAAGTTATTTGTGTCAACGTATTGAATATCAAATAACGCTTGTCCTGATTGACCAATATATTGTTGACCGTTGTCAGTTGAGTAAGGTTGACCACTTTGAATTCTTTGATACAACTCTTTGTTCATTGAGAATGGATAAAGTTGTACGTTAACAGGATTTCTTTCGTATAAGACTTTACCTTCTTTACTTGACGGGTCTTTTTTTAATAGGTTAATCAAGTCTATTGAACTTACTTTAACATACACCACCTGAGCCGCATATGTTTGTTGTTGGTCACAACCAACCGCATTTATTGCTTCTTCCATAAGAAGCTCAATAATTTTAGGTTCAATATTCTTAATAACCCTAATTAATGTTTTTTTAACGTAACTAATTGAACTACCTCCCTTACCACCAGTAAGATTATTAATATCTAGTAATTGTTCAAATTGATTTTTGATTTCCCTTTGAAATCTTTTAGTCTGTTCTTTGACTTTATCTATAGACTCAGTAACGTTTTGTTTGGCAGTATCAAAAGACTCTCCAGCTTTTTTAGAAGTGTCATCATATTGAGTTTTTAAATCCTTATATGTGGTGGTCGCCGCAATCTTTTTTTGTGCGTCTTTATAATCAAGACCTAAATCTAATGATGCCATTTTAGTTAGTTTTTCATTTTGTAAGACCCGTCAGGTTTAGACGCGTCTTTTAGTATTAAATTTTCTAATAAATCATCATCCACACCTAAATCAGTAATTGAGAAACTACCACTTCCTGCGGTATTAGATTTTTCCCACATAGTAGATTGCAGTTTAGATAATGTTAATTTCTTTTCAACACAATCGTTAATGATTTTTTGTTGCTTTTCAATAACAGGACCTATTAGAGTCATATCTTCAGGTTCTTTCATCATTGTCAACATTTTATTTTGTATTCTAATCGCAGTGTTTCTTTGTTCAACAAGTTCATTATAGATTTCTTGCATCAAAGATAACATCGACTCTTTAGTTAAATTAATTTCTTTTTTTTGTGGTCTTCCCATTACAATAAATATTAACTATAAAATTTTATTTAACCATATTCTCCACTAAAGTATAATACATTGTTTTGTATTTCTTCATTGACCCCCTAATTTCTTTGGTTGACAAATTAGTCATTTCCCTTAATGAGAGTAGTATAATATTTTTATTAAATTTATTATTATCGTTACCGATAAAAATAGATTCATAATTCTCAAAAAGGTCATGTAACGCATGACCTAGTTTGATTTCGTTTTCCGATAAACTCTCATTTTCTAGCAAATTATCTAACTCAAGTAAAAAGTTTTTAATTACTTTTTCTGAATCAATACCTTCTTTTTCTATACTGTAAGAAAAGTTAGGGTTATTTTCTATACTCGTTGAGATATCTTCATATGATATTTTTCGGTTAGTTTCTTTTTGGTCCTTAATAATTTGACCCATAAGATAATTCTTACAGATTGTACCAAAATATGAATAAGCTTTTTTCTCTCTAGAGGGTTTAAACTTTTCAATTTTTGTCATTAAGAATGAGTGAGTGTCTACATGTATCTCCGTAAAGTCCATGTCTTTTCTATATAATTTGTATCTTCGAATTATCGAAGATATCATCTTATCTAAAGGTTTTTTTAAAAAATCATTATAAATTTTATTTCGTTCTTCGTAGGAGGTTGATTCTAAAAATCTAACAACGGCCTGCTCTTCGGGAACATCAAAATAATTTAATTGTGTTGGTTTTCTACCTTTCTTTTTTAACTCAACATTGGTGTTTCCTGTTAAATTAATAATTTCTGTCATTAAACTGTTTGGGGTTCATACTTTATGGCCCTGTCGTTAATAAAAAAGTATTCTTTTTTGGCCGAGTCAATCCAAAATCTTACTTCACCTTCCGTTAATCTATCGTCACCATTTTTATAATTCCAAAAAATAGACCCGTCTCTCAAGTTAACATGTTTATACCCAATCTTAGGTATTGACATAATCTTAACTGAGTTATGTGTCATTCTTAAGAAAAATTCATATCCAAATGTTAATTTGAATGATGGTTTAATTAAACCAAAATCAATAAAAGATGATGTTTTAATAACCATACCTGAAGTTTGAAAATTCTGATATTCTAATAAAGTTTCATGAGTTAAAATACCCATTTCTGGTGTGAAGTTTGCTGCGAATGTTGCCTCATTTGTAAATCCTGCAAATTTACCTGTTTGGTCTGTATCAACAACGATAGGTAAGAATGCGTCAACATCAGGATATGAGTTAGCGTAGACCTCAACGTTTTTAAACCAAATACTTGAATACTCATCGTCAAACTCAAATAGAGAAACCCATTTAGATTTTGCCGACCTCACACCATGATTTATTTGTGATGCGTAGTTAGCGTCTTTTGTCCACGCAACTTTAACTACATTTAAAGTACCAAAATCAAATTGATTTAAGTAATCTACAATATGTGTTTCGTTAGTGTGAACTATAATTAATTCATTGATACCAACTTTTTGATTTTTTAATGACTCAATACATTTTTCAAAATATTCAGTAAATCCGTTTGCTTTTCCTGACTTAATTGGTAAAATAACCGATACGTCAAATTTTTGTGTGTTTTCCATATTACTCTTCGATAGTTTCTAGTTTAGTTAATTGTTCTTGAAATGAGGCAAATCTTGTGTTAATATAATCAGTAAATAATTTTACCGAAACCTCATTGAATTCTTTTTTTGTTGGTAAATTCTCAACTGTTTTAATCATTTCCTCATATAAATTAGGGTTAACATTGTCCTCCAACCAATTTTGTAAGAAGTCAGCAACAAAATCAACCATTTGATTTTTATTGTTAATCCATATACCATTATCCTCTGACATCCAAGATGGTAGTAAGTTTGGTGTTAAACCTAAAACAGGTACCCCGCAAGTCATTGATTCTAATGGGAATGTACCATAAGCACTTGTTTCATCAATCCATACAGATAAGAAACTTTCTTTTAATGATTTAGAAAATTCTTCTTCGGATAAACCTCTCATATCTCTAAAAGTGACCCATCTATATTGAGGGAATTTTATGTAGAAAGATTTAATTAAATTAACCGAATCTCTTTGGTCTCTTGAATGGACTGCAACAATTGGTTTTGGTGGTAATGTTTGTTTGGTGAATGATTCCGAAATGAATGGTTTTAAAACATCATAAGAAATACCTTTCATTAAGTTTTCTAAAAACTCCATTTGGGTTTCTGATGTAGTAATACATTTGTAAAACCCTAATTGTGACCAAGATTGACCTGGTTGTAATGTTTCCAATACGTGGTCATAAGCTTGACATAACACAATTTTACCACAAGGTAATTTAGCGATTTGACTCATTACAAATCCGTATAATTCAGGGATAACAATAAAATCTTCAGGTGAAACCTCTAAGTTTTGACCTTCGATAGATTTATGAGGTAATGATGTCATGTATGATTCACCTAACCATCCTGATACTCCTGTATAATCAGGTTTCTCATGTAAAATGATTGGGTTATATCCTTCGTTTAATAATGCCATTCCTAAATTATAAATGTAGGCGATTGATGCTTTGGCATTACCCTTAGTATCCTGAACTAAAAGATAGATTCTTGATTTCTTATCTTTCATGTTTTGAACTGACTGTTCTAATTTTGAAATTTGTTCTTTATTCATTGTATTAGTATTTATTTAGTAATTTTTTATTTAAAAGTGTGTTAAAGGCTAATTTAAATGGAATTGTAATCTCTGACCCTTTACCTGCTAAAGTTTCGTCGACTTCATCTCCATCATCCATAATAACATCTAACATGAGTTTAATCGTTTCGTATTTTACGATATTAATTTGTGTACTATCGGTTTCACCCGAAGAAGATGACGGCTCTTGTTTTATTTGGATATATTCGTCAATCTTATCTAAATCCAAATAGTAATGTTCTCCTAATATTTTTAACATTATAAAATAATTTTTAATTTATCTTCCAATTCTTTGATTGTGTTTATTGTGTATTCCGATTCAACATTATTGTTATAAATTGTTTCATATTTAATTAATGTTTTATCTGATGGATGGTCTAATAATAGTGCGGGATTTGCGGTAAGTAAAACATCAATTTCATCCCACATAGAGTTAATTGTTAAATTACTATAGAATTTTACCTTTTCAAATTCGCATCCAAATTTAGATAAGAAAAATAATGAAGCGGGTTTTGATTTATTAATTTCGTCAGAAATAATAATTAAATCATGTTCATTTCTTAATTTTAAGTAGATTTCATTTAAATCGTTAAATGTTGAGTATTCTGCTGATTGAGCATGTCCAAAAATTTCCATAGGAAATTCTTCATACAAGAATGAGTATAACTCCTCATCATTTTCAAAACTAAAATGTTTTTTTAAATCAAGACTATCAACAGGTGTTGTTATCTCGTAATTGAAGGTGTTTTCTTCCTCAATACCGTCAGTCTTATCAATCATGAATTTTTGATAAGTTTGTTCTATTTTGTCTAAAGTGTTTCGTAGAACACCATTAATTTCTATACCTATTCTCATATACGTAAAAAAATATGTAAAAAACCCAATAAGTAAATTAAATTGAATTTATACTTATTGGGTTCGTAATTATTTTAGTTTTCGTATCTTTTTAGGATTTTACTAATTAATGGGTTTCTAACCACATCTTCAGGTTTGAATTCGAATGTTCCAATATCATCCATATTTTGAAACTTTTGTAGTGCGTCCCACAACCCTGTCTGAGTTTTATCTTTATGTCGGTCAAATTGTTCTAAGTCACCTGAAAGGAAGAATTTAGAATTAAACCCAATCCTTGTTAATAATAATTTCATTTGACTTGGTGTTGAGTTCTGAGCCTCCTCGAATAGTAGAATTGAATTGTCGATGTTCATACCTCTCATGTAGGCCAATGCAAAAACTTCGATAGCTTCAATCTCTTTTAATTTTTCTCTCGCTTCTTTACCAATAATCTTATTTAATAAATAATACGATGGGAAAATGTAAGGGTCTAATTTCTCTTCAACATTACCAGGGAGTGAACCTAATTTTTCTTCGGCCTCAACTGCGGGTCTTACAATAATGATTTTTTCATAAGGTGTTGTAGGGTCTGCGAGTAAATCTACCGCCGCTTTCATCGCTATGTAACTTTTACCAACACCTGCAGGTCCTGAACAAATGGTAATTTGACTATTAGTTAAAATGTCATAATACTTTCTTTGACTTTCCGAAAGAAACTTCTCTTTAGATTTTTTCTTTATGATTTGTGATATTAATTCTTTTTTTGTTAGTCTTGGTTTGTACTCATCAACTGGTTTTGGTGGTACTGTACTTCTTTTTTTTCTTTCTGTCATGTTAAAAACTTAAATGTTAATTGTTTTTTAAAATATACTTTAGTTACTGTTTATGTAAATCAATTTCTTTCAAATCCTTCTTCATCATGGTGACAGGTTATTGAGTTAATTAAATAACTTTTTAAGTTATTTTTTAATATATGTTCTCTACATCTATTCCATAATTCACCATCAGAGGGTAACCCAACAACCCCTGTTTCATCAAATAAATCACGATATTTAAATGGTATTGTATTAAAATTCATACATACTGAAGAATGGATTAATGTCGCATAACTTGGTAGAAAATTAATATAATGATTTTCGATACCAATTATTTTTGGCATAGTTTTTTCTGGTGACAAGTAAGTTGACTTAGTACAAACCCAATCGGCGTTTGTATTTAATAGACATTTATTAATTACTTCTAAATGATTTGGTTCCCATACGTCGTCATGGTCCAAATGACAAATATAATAGTTTCCATCGTCTAATGATTTATCAATTCCGTAGTTAACCGCGTTAACACCACCGTAAGACCAAAGAGCATACCCTTTACCATAACGGTCCCTTTCTTTAGCAAACGGGAGGTTTTCAAAATAGAGTTTATCTTTATCGTAACTTTTACATATGTTAATAAACTCTTCATTATCTTCGTACTTGTCTCCAATAACGTAAACTTTAAAATCTTCATGAGTTTGATTAAAAACACAATCTAACGCTCTTTTTAAGTAAAAAGGTGTTGAGTTATCTGTTCTTTGGTATGTTGATATTATAATTGATAGTTTCATGATTATTTAGTTTTTACTTTATTTTTTTAAAACTATCGCATTACCATCAATAATTTCTACATCGTCTCTTATTATTTTTGTTTTTAAAAAATACTTATTATTTTCTTTTTTGTCTAACTCAATCACAATTTCAATCTCATCATTAATGTAACAAGGGTTTTTAAAATTTAAATCTTGTTTTAAATATATTGAACCTTCACCAGGGTAATAGGTTGCAATTATCTTAGAAAAAAAGGAAGATAATAACATTCCATGTGCAATTCTTTTTCCAAATATACTATTTTTGGAATACTCATCATCTAAGTGGATTGGATTTTTATCTCCAGACAGTTCGGAAAAATCCCTCACCATTTTATCTGTTATAGTTATTTTTTCAGAAACTCGCATTCTAAACTGTATAAATTATTTTCTCTATTTTTTATGACCTTAGATGGTATACCAACAACAATTTTAGACTTTTCAACATCTTTAGTCACTAATGATAACGAACCAACAGAACTATGGTCATCAATATTAACATTTGGTAATATCACACTCCCCGCACCAACAATAACGTGTTTACCTAACCTAACATCACCTGATATAACATTAGTGTATTCTTTACTTACTGTTGGATTTGTTAAAAAATTACCACTATAATCATCAGTTGAACTGTATATTGATACTCTTGATGATAATCCTGAAAAATCGTCAAGTGTTATTTTACCGTTCCCGATTAAACTACAAAAAACGGCAATGTGAACATAGTTACCTATTTTAATTCCACCTTCACCAGCGCTAATCACACAAAAATCATCAATTCTAACATTGTTACCTATCGATATGTTCCGTGGATTGTAAATTGAACATTTGTTTGAAATCAAAACATTTTCCCCAATTGATTTAAATCCAATTAATTTTAATTCTTCTTTAGTATAAAACATAGTTATTTTAATTAATTTTTATAGACAGTAAAGAAAGATTATTACTCACTTTCCTTCCAAACTCACCTGTACCTATTCTCGATTTTTTTATTTTATTTTTTTAATTATTTTACGGTAATTTGAATGTAATTCGGTAATATAGTCAGAAAAGGTTAACATAAAATAGTCTACAGATTCTTTCGGTCTTAAGTTTGTTGGCCGACTCATTTCCCATAAGTAATCGTCAAAAATAATAATACCATTATCATTTAATAATTCCCATGACATAATCGCATCCATCATAACATATGGTGCGGTATGATTACCGTCAATAAAAATTATATCGTACATTTTTCCTTCAGTAATTAAAAATGGTAAGACTTTATTTGAAAGACCTTCCCTAACGATTACCTTATTGGCGTTTGTACTTTCATTAATATTATGTAAAAACATTTCTTTAGTTTTTCTTTCACTTAATAACCATTCAGCGTTATCTTTAAAGTAAGAATTTAAACTATTATTATCTTGACTAAAATTAGTCCATGGGTCGACACAAGTTATCGTTGATTTGTCGTTTTGTAAAATATTATCTAAAAACCAAATAGTGGATTTACCCTCAAAACAACCTATCTCAAGGATATGAATTTCTTTTGTTGGGTCTAAATTATTTAATACGGATAACCCATCGTTGGTAAACCATTCTTCTGTAAATTTGTAATTTTTCATTGTTGATATATTTTAAAATTTGATAAATCTGGATAAGGTAATTCTAAATCCTCATTATGTTTTGGAGTCCCATCCATATTATAGAACTGATTCATTAATAAATAACCTCTCGCGGCTAATTCGGGCATCATATAAAAATTCCAACCTAACATATCAAAATGGTCGTCATGGTATGAACATTCTCTTCTCCCACTATATCTTGCTCGTTTGAACCAAAGATACGCATCATAGTCGTCTGTTAAAATTGCACCACCCTTAGACAGTTTAAAGTGTTTGTATGGTCCTGTGAATGAGATACACATATGAGTGTTAGGTATGTACATATTACTAGTAAACCTAAGTGCCGAATCCCAAACTTTTGTTGGGGACAACTGGTACGCACCTTTTATAGTTTTACCCTCAACAGGGGTAAATTTAACCTTACCTCCCGCATGAATAATCTCACATGGTACCGATGGGTATGTTCTGGATGGAATCTCAATTTCCATACCTTTAATATTCTCATACATTAGTGATAAGAATAATGCGTTACTTTGATTATCCACTGTTACAACGTACTTCGCACCTGTATATTCGGATAGTTTAGTTTCAAAATTTTCTGTTATTTGGTAAATTCCTTGTGCCATTAGTTTAATTTAAATATAAAAGGTTTAATATTGTTTTCGTTTTTAATCATAAAAGGATAAAAAGTGTTAATGTAATCTTGACGGTAATTATCATCATTATCTCCTCTGGTTTGACTCTCATAGTGATAAGCAACTAAATTACCGTCATAATAATTATTTAGACCTAATGAAAGACATTTGATGTTTAATTCCGCATCCTCTAAACAAGTTTGATAATTTTCGTTAAAATAACCACACTTTTCAAATATGGTTTTATTAATCATTAATAGAGCTGCAGTAGACCCCAATACTTTTTTTATTGATGGTGTATAAGTATAATATCCTTTTAATCCCGAATGTGTTAATTGTATTATATTGTTATGAATATAAATTACCATACCATCATGTTGTACGGTATTATCTAAATAATGTAGACGACAACCGACAGTACCAACTTTTGGAGTTGTTTTGAATATTTTTAACATACCATAAATAACGTTGTTTAATAATTTAATATCATTATTACAAAATAACAAATATTCGTGAGTGTTATTTAGATGGTTTTTAACCACATCATTATTAATTTTTGCAAAATTATAATAATCATATTCAATTAATTTAATATTATTATAATCAGAAATAAATGATTTAAGTTTTTCTTTATTTTCATCAGTTGACCCAGTGTCGGCGATAAAAATGTCAAATAAATTAGGGTTACAATGTTCGTAAAAAGATAGAATACATTCACTTATTAATTCGAACTTATCTTTTGTTGGTATAATTACCGAAACTTTACCAATATTTTTAGTTGGTTTTTCGTTTATTTTAGGAACGTAAATACTGTTTGGTTTTAAGTCTAATGGCAATTTAGACGAGAACTTCTCTAAAAATTTAGTTTTACTTTCAAAAAATTCCTCATTTGGTCGTCCAACTGATTGGTGGGTAATATCAAAAGAAAATGTAACCCCAATTTTTACCCCGTCTAAATAATTACTTAAACAGAATGGGTGGTCATAAAAATGAAACTTACCAATAGTCTCATTAAAATTATGTTTTATTTTTGTTTTATCGAATGAAATGAATAAACCATCAATAGTCACTACTGGTGTTAATTCATCTAATTTTGCGGAATACTTATTAACCCATTTTTTACGACCCTCAGGTTGGTGATATACATGACCAACCATTGTTTGAGCCATTCGTTCCCAATAGACTCCTGATTCAGGAAAATATGTTGACCCTGCCTTCCCAATGATTCCGTAATCAGGGTTATTTTCGAAATCTTTAAATAATTTCTTACCCCAATTATTTTCTAATTTGATGTCGTTATGACAACAAACCACAATATCATAAATTGATTGTGATATACCTTTGTTATATACCTCAGCCAAACTGTATTGATTATTGTTCTGAAACTCTAAAATCTGAACATGTTTTAATCCAACAGTTTGTAACAAATGTTGTTTAAATTTGTTATTATAAGTTTCGTCTTTATGGGTTGAATAAATTATTGTTATCATATTAAATTCCTGTTGAACCGAATCCGTTACTATTACGGTCTTTTTTTGTTACTTCATTTCTCTCATCCAAATAAACCCAACCACCATTAACTACGGGACATAAAACTGCTTGAGCAACTTTCATACCTTTAGTAATTGTAAAAGGTTCTTTATTTGTATTAAATATAATTACTTTTACTTCACCTGTATATCCATTATCTACCGTTCCTGGAGAGTTTAAACACATTAAACCTTGATTAATGGCTAACCCACTTTTAGACCTAACTTGAATTTCATATCCATCTTTAATGTCAAATGATAATCCTGTCGGAACTAAACCTCTACCAAGTCCCTCAATTGTAATATCTTCAACTGAGTATAAATCAAATCCAGAATCACTTGGGTAGTTATAACTTGGGGTTACGGCATCAAGATGTAGTTTATTAAAACCTAATTCTAACTGAGCTTTATAGTTTTTCATATCAACTTCTAATTGTTTAACATCAACACCAAACTCCTCAAGGATTTGATTATAATCAATATCATTGTTTTCTGACATTGATAGTATTGATTTTAGCTCTTCGGCTTTTTTCTTTAAAAAATCTAAATCTATTTCTTCTGACATTATTTAAGTTCTTTTAATTTTTTTATCACCTCAATTAATACGTTAACGTCTCGTTCACAGTATTCTGAGATTTCTTTTAATTTACCATGGTTCCAATATGAATTATGTACTTTATCTCCTGTGATTTCACCTTCTTTTGGTGATGGAATCTCCATTGAGGTACACATTAAATCTAATGAACCAATCGCCGTATAAGCACCATATTGCCAAATTTCTTTAGTGTCGATGGCTTTAATTTCCCATGGTTTTGTATCGTATGACGGTAAAATTGATGGTGGAAGTAATCCATTAATAATCATTCTTTTAGCCATCATTGGAATATCAAAATTCTTTAGATTATGCCCACACAGAAAGAAATCCAATCTTCCACAACGGTCCAATAATTTCTGACAATCACGTAATAATTGTTCCTCATCATCACCAGAAAACGTTTGTTTTTTAACTTCACCATTATCCATAACAAAGGCAACACTAACACATACAATCTTTGCAAATTCGGGTACCAGCGCGGTTCTTGTTGAGAATATAATATTTTTTCTTTCATCTTCGTTTTCCCCTTTAATTGCGTCTTCAGGGAATCGTTTTAAAAACCAATCGAAATACTTATCGAATTGATGTGCAATTTCAGGACGTTTTTCAACACAAGTATCGAAGTCTTTTTCAATCCCAACTGTTTCTATATCAAGAAACAAAATTTTAGTAATAGGTATTTTAATCATTTGTCTCTAAATTTTTTAAAATTTCAGGGTTTTGTTTCAATGTTTGTATTGTGATTAAATCTTTGATTTTAGTTGTTGACCAATTGTGAGACCTTGTGGTGTAAACTACCTCAATTGGTAGATGGTCTCCAGTAAACCTCTTACCAATATAATCGTCACCTAAAATTCTAACATCAGGTTTATAAAACTCAATAAGTTTTATTAAATCCTCTTCAGTTTGATATGTCACAACTTCATCAACATACTTTATTGACATTAAAGTTTTATATCTTTCATATAATGGAACGACTGGTTTATACTTTGTAAATCTTGTCTCAGACGGGTCTCTTTGTAAAAAGACCATAAAGTAATCACACTTTTCTTTTGCCGCTTCAAAAGTGTAAATATAACCTGGGTGTAATAAATCAAAATTACCTGCGGTGAACCCAACTTTACCTTTTTTATTATACATATTATTTAATTAATGATTTATAAAATTCTGCTCTATTTTTTGTTACGGTATTTAAATCGTATTTGTCTTTAACCGTTTCATATAATCTTTCTCCCATATCTGTAATCAAATTAGGGTTTTGAACTAACTTTTTGATGTGTTTCGACCAATCACTATGATTTCTTTGCTCACCGACTAATAAAGCATTACCATCAACAAAGTTACCATTCTTCATACAATGTTTCAAGTCGATTGTATATGGACCTATTTCAGACGCGATTAACGCTTTCTTATAAAATCCTGCTTCAATAACTTTTAACTGAGATTTCATTCTATTAAAGACGTGATTTTTGATTGGAGCTAATGAAATATCAAATTTAGAATAATTCATTGCATATGTGGTAACAGGTTTTGTCCAAACTCTAAGATAAGGTAATTCTTTATTTGAAACATAATCTTGTTCTTTATATTCCATTAAGAATTTTTTATAATCCTCATCAACTAAATTATAATTGTTTGTAAAAATCTCTTCATATTTTGCCCACACAGTTTCGTGAGGTAAAATGTCTCTACGTTTTTGTTCCCCCGTTTGTGGATTAATCTCAGTAACAGTACCACGAGTATCAAACCCACAAATAACATATTGAATTTTGTCATTAATGTCCTTACCATTTCTTTGAGTGAACCCTTGTAGTAACATTAAATCATGTAAGTGAGATGAGCCACCTAACCACCCAACTCTAATTCTATCTGATTCAACGGTTGGTTGATTGAATTGAGGTTCTTTTGGGTTAATTGCATTGGGGAATACAACAACATTTTTATTAAACCTTCTAATTTCATTTGCAAAAATATCTGTTGTTGTTGTAACATAATCAGCTTCTTTTAAGTTTGCAACAATTTTTTCGTTAATTTTTTGTTGAACAATTATTTGATGAATAGGATGTTCTTTTGTTGGTAACCAATAATCATCAATGTCAACAATAACGATAATTCCTAGTGATTTTAACTTTCTAATGATTAGTGGAGTATTGTCGTAATTACTACCAATATTTCTATGTACGTGAACGATTTGATATTTTTTCCAATAATTTGGGTCATTGATTTTTGGTTCGTAGTCAATGTCTAAATGGAAGTCGTCAGGATATAAATTTTGTAAATGTACGTGAGGGTCGATAGAACGAAATTTCCCAACACCACTTTTATCACTTGGTAGTACTAAAACATTAATTTTTTCTTTCATAATATAAAATTGTCTTAGAAAATATAATAAGAAAATAATAGAATATCAACCTTATAAAATAAAAAACCCCCACATAGTTATGAGGGGGGTTTTCTTTAGAGTAAACTTGTTTTTAAGATATTTTTTTTATCTTAGTAACCTTACCTTCAAATATATGCTTACCTACCTTAAAAGAAAATACTTCATTTGATTTTTGGGTTGATTCGGCGATTAATCCATTTTCTAATAAAACCTCTTCAACAACTTCTCTTAACAATTCTTTTAAACTTGACAAATCTTGAGTCGGTATTGATTGTTCGGTAACTCTTTTTGGTTGAGGTCCTCTTGGAGTTCCTTTAGCGTCAACATTCATCAATCTTGCGGCTTTATCAATCAAATCATTAGATAATGAAGGTCCTGCCATTGAGTTTGGTTGATTGATTGGATGTTCTATCATTAACCTTTTAATCTCATCAGGTAATTTAGATGACATAACCCTATCTTTGGTTATTGGTTGTTGTGTTGAAGGAACTGATTGAGTTACAGATTCCTGCATAAATTCTTGTGGTAAGTTATACTTGGCTTGTGGGGCTTCGTAATCCTGAACCATTGGACTTGTCATATTTAAATTATTACCCGCTCTTGGGGTATTATTATGTTTATCCATAATAGCCTTAGATACCATTAATTTTTGTATTAAGTCGTTTTCGTTTGTCATATCTTAATTATTGTATTGGTTCCGTTGGTTCCGTTGGTTCCGTTGGTTCCGTTGGTTGTTGATTAAACACTGCGTTAATAATAACTCTATTCATACTTTTGTCCCCTGATGGATTATATCCTGGTTTAGATGAATCAAAATTTTCTCCCGTTGGTTTAAATGATAATATTTTATCAACTCTGAATAATCTCCACCCAGGTAAAGGTTGTTCGCCTTTATACGCGGTATGAGAAGACCCTTCATTATCCCAAGCTCTTAAAACAGGATTATCTGACTTACTATACCCAAGACAAACAGGTTCGATTTCTCTTAACCCTCTACCACCTGGCTCATCACCATCATAGTAAATTACTATCTTATTTCTTTTTTTTATAGCATCAACGATTGAGTCAATCGACGCTACTTCTAAAATAAGAGATTTAACTGTGTTGTAAAGTTTCATTATGCACTTGGTGTAGTATACGGTGAGTTGGGTTTAAATTCATTAATAACTACCTCGGCCTTTCTCTCTAAAATGTCTTGGATTGCTCCCGCACCTTGATTATAAACATCTAAAAATCCTCCAGTACCTTTACCTTGAGCATCTCCATCGGCAATAGCGTCAGGATTAACCGCAGAATATTGGTTTGTTGGTTTATAATCATTCTTTGGGAATAATTTTGCTCTCTCCATCTCAGCAATTGATGATAAATCATTTTTAGGTTGCTCGAAACTAATTGGTTCTGTTGTTGGCATATTATATTATTTTTTTAATTAAATCGTTTATTCTAGTTAAATTTTCCATGATAGCAGTGTCATATTTATCAACGGTTGATTTGTGACTTTTACTAGGTCTATTAATCGTTGTCATGTCATTCTTCTCATGTGGCTGAATAAATTGATTAGGTAAAACCTCAGATTTATTCTTTTTAGTATTGTGTACATTATCTCTCATTGAAGTTAAGGTGTTGTGAACCCAATTTTTAACATAATGACCCCCATTTAAAATATAAGATAAATCATTTTCGTCACCCTCAAACTTATCAAACCAATTTTTCATTCGTTTTAATTGTTGATATGTAACTTCACGACTATCTCTTAGTTCTTTGTTTCTCTTATAACCCTCAACACTTTCGTCAGCACCTCCCGCGGCATCATGACACTGTTGTAAATAACTTACAACCTCCTCAGGTAGAGAAAATTTATTTCCATATAAATCTTTATTCATTTGATTTTAATATGTTAATTAATTTAGAAATACTGATACCTTCTTTATCTGCTAATTTTTTAATTGATTGTAAATTTTTAACTAATATCTTACTAACGCTTTCATCACGTTTTACAACGTCTGAACTATCTTTAGATTTCTTAGTTAAGATGTCCTCAACCATTTTAATCATTTTTTCTTTTTGTTGTTCTTCAATACTATCTTTTTCAGAAAGTCTTTGTTTTAATTTACCACCAACTTTCTTAGCTTTGGGTAATTTACCAAATTCTTTTGCTCTTTGTACGGGATTCTCAACACCCATCTTTTTTAATATATTTATAGTTTCTTTAAAATCTTTTCCTTCAGTCTCAACATATCCAAAGGCTTCTGAATAGTCAACTTCTGACACAATATTTTCTTTTTCTTCTTCACTCTCACCATAATAAACACGGTAACCTCTTGTTACAGGGTCATTTGTTGTTCTAGCCATAACAACAGTTTGGTCCATTGTTTTTCTTGGGGAAAGGGTTAAATTTATCAAAGGAATTCTTGAACTTAACATAGTTCCGTCAGAATCAACTAACTCACCAATCTCACCCGAAGATTTTTTTACACCTTTTAATTTATCCTCAATATCAATTGTTGTTTGTTTTTCTTTTGATTTTAAAATATTATTTACAACATCTTTAACTTTTTTCGAATCTTTTTTATCGAAGTCCATTTTTTTGTCTTTTTTTCTAGATTCGGTTAAAGTGTCAGCAATAGAATAGTATAAGGAGATTTGGTCTCCTCTATCTTTTAAAAAGAAGTAATAATTATTACTGTAGTATTCTTTGTTAAAATTTATCATAACACATTTTCCAATAAATACTTCGATTTAGAGTATTTATCATAAAAAAGATGGCAAGTCAAAATATAAATCAATACGTCCGCTCAAATTGGTCTCTAAAACTTAATTTAGATTCCAATGATATGTCTTTGACCTCAGATGAACAAGACTACAATCAAGAGGTTGTTTTCTCCCCATATTTGATTGCACAAACATACGGAAACCGACTTCCTGTTTATTTTGACATTAACAATCCTTTAAGTGTTCAAAACCAAACACTTTCATATAAACAATACAATAATAATAATATTTTTGTATCTCAAAATTATTACAATCCAAATAATGATGATTTGACTTGTTACTCATCATCAACATCATGTGATATTGGGTTAACAGGTGTTGACAACGGATTAGTCAACCAAATGACGGGTGAAACGATAACATTCACTAAAGGTTTATATTCTGATTATTTAAAATTCAATAGAATGTATTACGACCGAAGATTAAAGTTACATCAAGTTACAGGTCACACCAATTTACCTAACGTAAGATTTTCGGGGTTTAATAAAACCGTTTTATACGAAGTGGTTAGTAAATCAAGCCCTTTTGAGGGTAGATACCACGAATTATATGGTGGTTTTTATCAAGGGTTTTATAAATTATTTGGTTTTGATTATGAGATTTTTCCTGAAAGAATGAATAAAGGATGGTCCGTTGAAATGGTTTTGAAACCAAGACTTATCAATGAGTATTCTCCATTACCTAATGAAACAACTCTTAATGAAATTTATCCAAACAATAAGAATACTTTTTTTTATTTTGGAACTAGAGCTGAAAATAAATTTTATCACCACGCCAGTGGTAGTCCATTGTGTTTTTCGGGGTACAATCGAGTAACATCAGGTCTAACTCAACTACAAACATGTGCTTGTTGTAATAGAACAATTACGGATAGTAGATGTGTATTTGTTTATCCGCCAAGGTCAGTAAATAATATTCATGACCCTCACGTTAATTATGGGTGTAGTAGTTGTAATGGAGACCCAGAAAAGAAAATTACTTGTGGTTGTGATTGTAATTTAGACCCTTGTGAAACTTGTGGGTGGGAATGTCAAACACACATATGCGACACTATAATTATCCCAACACCAACACCAACACCCCCTCCAACGCCAATACCTGATTGTGAACTACCACCTGTTTGCACACCATCATGTGATGTTTGTACAACAACCACAACTTGTTATAACTGTAATACAGGATTTACATCAATCGAAAATACTTGTGAAACAAATCCAATATATGATTCTATGTCAAACGCATTATCTTTTAGATTATGTGGTGACCCAAAAAATCCTGGTATCGGAGTTAGAATGTTAAAATTCACAGGAGACTGTGTTACTACGGGTTCTTGTGAAACAAGTGGAATTACGTACACTACAGGACACACTATTGTTGATTATTGTACACCCCCAATTTACCCTACATGTTTATTAGAGAATCCCGCGTGGTTAGAGGAGGAACATTGGTTTCAAGTAGATGCGGTATGGGAAAGATATACATGGTTAGATACGTGTGATTTATGGTATCGAGGAGGACTTGGTGATATAACTGAAAAACTTTATTTAGAATCATTAGCAAATAATGCAACATCATTAATTACAATACCATACACTCAAATTGGTGGTAAAACATCAGAACAAATTGAGTTGGTTAGATTAAATGAAAAATGGTTAATTGATAAATTATATCGAAATGGGAGACTTAAGATTTACGTTAATGGTAAATTATTTCATACAATTGAAAATTTTGAGGAGATTATCCCAAGAGGGTTAGATACCGACAAAGAAAAACAAGTTGGTGTTCCATTTAATATATCGTGGGGTGGAGGTACCCAAGGACTTAGAGAAAATTTAACTTTTTCATCTATGACGCAACCTTACGGACCTTATATTCAAGACCCTGAAAATTTCCCAATTAATGATTTATCGGGGACAACATTTAATGGGTTAAAAACTAATATATTAATTGAACAGAATTTTGCGGGAACTTTTGATGGTGCCATTTCACAATTTAGAATGTATGTTACCCCATTATCGGCTCCTGAGGTAAAACACAACTTTAATTTATTAAAAAATACTTTCAGAATGTTTAACCCTGATTGTCCTGACTGCTCGACATCGGTTTGTTTACCTAACGACTTTACATACCAAATATCTGGAGAAACAACAACAACCACCACCACAAATTTAACCACAACGACAACAACAACCTCAAATTTAACGACAACAACTACAACCTCAAATTTAACAACAACAACTACAACCTCAAATTTAACAACAACTACAACCACATATTCACCGACCCCAACACCAACTAACACCCCAACACCAACACCGACTAACACTTCAACACCAACTTCAACACCAACTTCAACACCAACACCTACACCTACACCTACACCTACGGTTTATACACCTGGAGAGTGTATTCGTTTTATTGATGATTTAACGGATTGTACTGGTACAATTGCATTACCATCAAATATAAGTCCTTCAACTCAGATTAATGGTAAATCATCATATTATTTCACTTATTACTCTATCGCCCCACCCACCGTATTAATGAGGATTTCTTGGGATAATATAAATAATTATTGGATTTTAGAGGATATGTCCACATATTATCCATTACCTAACCCACTCGCATATCTTCCTATAAATAGTCTTACACCAATTGGGGGAATGAATAATTGGGTACCACTACCAAATATTATAGGTAGTTGTCTATATGGAGGCGGTGCAGGAATACAGCATATAAATTTTCTGACGTATACGGTTATTGGAGATTGTTCATCTTGTTGCAAAACATTCCAATTATATAGTGGATTTGGACCTGGAACTGGTTCAACGTATCAAATTTTATATTGTGATAATACTGTCGAAGTTATTGATGTACCATTATATGTTACCATAACTTATAAATGTGCCATCAATGTAATTAAACTTAATGGTGGAGGAACTGTAACAGTTGTTGATATCAATTGTGATTGTGACCCAAATAATTTAAGTATATGAATGAAACAATTGTAATATCTAGTATCAATTATAATGGTCAAATTGCTAATGTTGTTTTTAAACCTGACAACAGTATGGACGCTATTAATTTAGGTGATGTATTATTACCTTTTTTATTTGAACCTAACTTATTAACTCCCCCAAGAGAGGTTTATGGTGTTTATACTATATTAGTTATTAATTCTGACTGCCCTAACTTCTTAACTGTTGTTAGACCAATTCCATCACCAACACCTACACCAACACCTACAAGTACCCCAACTCCTATTCCTACAAGTACGCCAACACCAACACCAACAGACACTCCTTGCCCCCCACAACCAACTAAAACGCCTAAACCAACCAAAACACCAACTCCAACACTACACCCAACACCAACCCCTACTTTTGACCCTTGCGCCACCCCAACACCAACCCCAAAACCAACTCGTGCTCCAAGACCAACACCAACATTAACTCGCACCCCTTGTGTAACACCAACAATTGGTTTATAATATTAAGTTTAAGAATAAAATAAAAATAAAAGATATTTATTAAATAAAAAAAAAACTATGTCAACATCAAGACCATTTGCATATAATCCAACATTATCACTAATCAATGGGGCTATCCGAGTATTTAATAGTACATTAACTATTGGGGTTGACGACCAAGACTACACATTACAACCAGGTGGAATTCAATGGTGGAACGGACCCGATGAAGACCTTGGGTATGTAATCGCTCACTCAGTTCCAACAGGAACACAACCAAATCCGTTAGGGATTTCTGCGTATGTAGGATTTTGGAGGTCGTTGTCGTTAAATGAAATTTCATTTGTTGAAAAGGCGGGATTTGTTAGTAGTAAAACTTACACAACAGGTGACGAGGCGTATATTTGGATGAACGGTTTTGGACATTGGTCTTCTTGGGAAGTAAATCCAGGTTCGTTAATATTTCCAAATAGTTCTAATACGGCAAGGATTATTCCTACTCATATTGGTACAGTTAATGAATTCTTTACAATTGAATTTTGGTATTTTGGAAATCCAGTATCAACAGGTAGTAACCAATACATATTTAGTCAAAGTGCTTCATTTGGTGGTGGTGATTTAAATTTATATATTGACCCATCAGATAGTTGTCTTCACGGATTATCCACTGGTAATGCGATATCTCTACCATTGTCAACAAATGTTTGGCAACACATTGCAATTACATGTGACAATGGTCAAGTTAAAGTCTATTTTGATGGTAATGACAAAACTGCCGTTGGAATACCTAACACTCTGATTAGTAACACTATTGGTTTAATTTATTTTGGCTCTTTACTATCGAGTAGTAATTTTTTAGATGCGAAACTTACTGATATAAGGATATGTAGAAATATTGTATATACAAGTGGGTTTACAACCCCCAAAAGTTCATTATTACCAATACAAGGTGCAAATCCTTACGGAGGTGCGTCCACTAATCAAATTAATGATGGTGACTGTGTTCTTTTAATTGACTCATTAAATTCACCCTCTTTTCAACAAGACCTTAGTAATTTAGGTAGTACCGTTATTGTTGGGGCAATAACACGTAGTTCTGACACTCCTTATTAATAACTATAAAAACATAAATAAAGTCCTCCAACCCTTGGGGGATTTTTTGTTTTAAAAAAGAGTTAAAGTAAATACTAACTATTTATTCAATATGACACAAATTGAGATTACTGGAGTTTCTGGAGTTACATTACCGTATGATTTATATGCGTGTGATGTGTATGGGAATCAATGTGTTTTAATTTCAACTATTAACACTCAAGTACCTCCATCAATATCTATTGTACTACCAACCACATTCAATTCAGCCCCCGCCGTTGGAATAAAAATCATAGACTCTTTGGGGTGCGAAAAGTTCGGAATAATTTATTGTGACGAGAAAGGTAAGATTTATCAAGACGGAGAAATCTTTATTTTCATGGATGCAAATATTTATATATTCGAAGACCAATAAAAACCAAATTATGAAAAGATTCATATTTATACATATAGACTAAAAAGATGCCGAATTATCAAAGACTGACCGACAGAACCCAAGCTCCGATAGTATCTCCAGATGACATTGTACACATTGTCATTACGGGTGATACATCACAAAACCCCGCAGGTTCATCATATAAAGCAAGTATCCAACAAATTGCGGATGCTCTATCCCTTGCTGGTACTTCAGGTACTGCAGGAACAAGTGGTGTTAATGGTTCATCAGGAACAAGTGGTGTTAATGGTTCGTCAGGTTCAAGTGGTCAAAATGGTACTTCAGGTTTAAGTGGTTCTTCAGGAAGTAGTGGAACATCAGGAAGTAGCGGTTCTTCGGGTAGTTCAGGAACTAAAGGAACATCAGGTTCAAGTGGTACTTCAGGAATATCAGGTTCTAGTGGAACAAGTGGTTCATCAGGAAGTTCAGGTTCAAGTGGTTCATCAGGAAGTTCAGGTTCAAGTGGTTCTTCTGGTAGTAGTGGTTCTTCAGGAACTAACGGTTCTTCAGGAACTAACGGTTCTTCAGGAACTAACGGTTCATCGGGTTCATCGGGTTCTTCGGGTGAAAGTGGTTCATCAGGAACATCGGGTACGTCAGGTAGTAGTGGTTCTTCTGGTAGTAGTGGTTCTTCAGGAACTAACGGCTCTTCAGGGACTAACGGCTCTTCAGGGACTAACGGCTCTTCAGGGACTAGTGGAAGTTCGGGTACTGATGGTTCATCAGGTACTTCAGGTACTGATGGTAGTTCAGGAACAAGTGGGACTGACGGTTCTTCAGGAACGTCAGGTTCTTCAGGAACAAGTGGGATTGACGGTTCTTCAGGAACTTCAGGAACTGACGGTAGTTCGGGAACTTCAGGTGCTGATGGTTCTTCGGGAACTTCAGGGTCTAGTGGTATAAGTGGTGTTAATGGTTCTTCAGGGACTTCAGGTATTAGTGGGACCGATGGTAGTTCAGGTACGTCAGGAAATAGTGGGTCTTCAGGAACATCAGGAACAGATGGTTCTTCAGGAACATCGGGCTCAAGCGGAACAAGTGGTACCAATGGTAGTTCAGGTACAAGTGGAACTGACGGTAGTTCAGGTACAAGTGGAACTGACGGTAGTTCAGGAACTAGTGGTATTGACGGTTCTTCAGGAACAAGCGGTACTGACGGTAGTTCAGGAACAGATGGTTCATCAGGAACTAGTGGAACAGATGGTTCTTCAGGAACATCGGGCTCAAGTGGTACAGATGGTAGTTCAGGTACAAGCGGAACTGACGGTAGTTCAGGAACTTCAGGAACAGATGGTTCATCAGGAACTAGCGGAAGTTCAGGAACAGATGGTTCATCAGGAACAAGTGGAACTGACGGAAGTTCAGGCACTTCGGGTTCAAGCGGATTAAGTGGTGTTGAT